TTTAAAAGGCGTCATCCATCGGATTGTAGAATTCCAAAAACGGATCGAGGTAGAGACTCATGATCTCGTCGGGGGAGAGCGCCCGATTATAGATGCGCACTTCCTCGATTGCGCTGTTGAACCATTGAGAAATATGCGTCGTCAGCGTGTTGTTGCCCACGGCTAGTGCGCCGATCGACAACGGGACCGATATGGATGACTTTGACAAAGTGCCTTCGACTGTTCGAGTCCTAGCCACGCTTTGGGCGTTGACGTACATCAACGCCCCCGCGTCGTCATCCGAAGCCTTGAAGGAAAACGCCAGGTGCAGCGATGGCCCCAGCGAAGCAATAGCAGTCGAAGTGTAGATCAAACCTCCACTGCCGGAGCGAAAATACTCTATGACGAACGTGATCTTGTTGTCGTTGTCTTTTCTGACGACTATGAGGTCGTAATCCTGCCCAGTGCAGTTGTCGCCGGCAGGATCGTTGCAGCCTCCCAAGATCGATTCATAGGCTGCAGAATCCGTCAGATTCATCTGCGCGACTACGGTCAGATCATCGACGATCGTCGTCAACTCCGTCGTGTCAACGGCATTGTTCGTCCCGTTGAATCTTAAATTTGGTCCGAACTGCCCTTGACTCCACGTCGGACTCCCCGTCAGTGCACCACGGTTCCCCCTGCCGGAAAGATCGTAAGCCGTCAGCCCGCCGGACTCGTTGAGAATCCAGTGACCGACCACGCCGCGATAGCGCGGATGATTGGTGTGCGCCAGGCCATTGGTCTCGAAGTAGGCGGGCTTGCGGATATTCTGCGAGAAGGCAGGCGACGCCGGCGCGCCCCCGAGGGCTATCGACATGGCGCCTTTGAATGTCGTCGCGGACATCGTCAGCGTCGTATTCGTGTACGCTCCCGCCGTCGCCTTTTCGCCCGTGATCAGACAGTGCCCGCCGCCGAGTCCCGCGGTATCGCTGTTGTCCGTGCGCTCGGTGATGTTGGCGAGGTCGGCATTGGTCGCCGCGCCGCAATTCGCCGTCGAGTTGGCGTTATTGCTCGTGCCCTGGACCAGAACCACCAGAGAGTCGATGGCCGTGGTCGTCGCGCCGGGGATCACCGCGCTCGTGTCGTTGACACCGCCGTCGTTGCCCCCCGCCGTGATGTTCCAGGGATTGCCCGAGGTCTTCACGCCGACGAAGGCGTGGATCCGGCAGGTGGTGTGATTGGTGTTGGCCGTTACCACCGGAGCGGAGTCGCTGCCCACGGCGCGCTTCCAATAGACCCCGATGCGATTGGCGGGGTTAGTATCGAGAGTCCCGGCGCTTTGCGGGGAGTTGGTCACCTCGACAAAACCGTTCGGCGTCGTCAGCGCGATCGGATCGTTCTCGGTCTCCACCACGAGGATCAGGATATCGTTGGCCACCTCGTCCGCGGGCATGGGCGGGGTGCAAGTGCCGGTGGTAGCAGAAGTGAAAGTACCTGACGATCTGTACGTCGGCATGTCCGCCAGGCTCATCGAGGCGCAGAACAGGATCAGTAGGATCGCACCGGAGCCTGCGCGCAGCAAGAATCGTGTCAGGAGCCATGACCGAAAGGCTCCTGACACCGTTCCCGTTCCGAATAGAAATCGTTTCATCATGCCGCCCGCCGGTATCTGCCCTTGATCGTAACCTGATTGCCGCTCGATTGAAGCGCCGAGGCAGTGGATTGAGCGATGAAGATCACAAACTTTGCCGGCAGATTGCCGCCGAACACCCTCGCCACGCTGGGGCAATCGAGATAATAAACTCGGCTGGCTGTCGTATCCGTTGCCGTGACAGCGCAGCGCAGCGCAATACCGTCGCGGATCTCGGTGTCCGTGATCGTCTCCGCGCTCTGGGTCCCGTCGAACACATCCGGCCAGGTCGAGTCGTCGAGCATGCCCACGAGATAGAGCCGGATCTCGCCGGCGCTGAGGCCCGACGACGCAACAGTGAGTTTCGCCGTGACTCGGTAATCGTCGTAGAGGTTGGTCGTGTTGTCGATCGCGCCGGACTCCCAGCCGGCGACCCAGGTCGCGCTGGAGGCGAGACCATCTAGCGCCGTCACGGTCTGGTTGGCGCTGGCGGCGTAGGCGAGCTTGATGTCCTGGGCGACGTTTGGGCCTTGGCCCGATGCGATGTTGACTGTGCCAATGACTTTGGTGGTCTCGGCTGAGAGGGTCGCGTTGACTCCGAACGCACTATTGTCGGAGGCGATAGTGACGCGCGGCGTCCCGGTGCCCGCCGTGCCGTTCCCGGTTGACCATAGAACCCCGGCGAACGCCGGTTGGACCGCTAGCGCGCCGTTGCGCAAGCACCACGCGCGCGTGGCATCGGCGTCTGCCGACACATCCGAGGGCGCGGCGGCCGAGGCGTAGCAGCCGATCAAGAGCGGGAAAAATCCCCCGGCGGCGCCGTCGTGGGCGACCGGACCGCCAAGGATGGAAAAGCCGCGGGCGGGAATCTGCGCATGCGCGACGAAAACACTATTCACCACGAAGGACACGAAGAGCACGAAGGAAAAAAGTTTGAATCGGGTCATTTCGTGACTACTCCGTCATAACAGATCACCTTCGCGAGCGAGCCGTGGAGATTTTTCACCCGTATCCGGTTGCCGTTGGTGACATGGATCGCCGGGACGAAATTCTGCCAGTCGCCGCCCAGGAATTGCTTGATGACGGCGGTGTTGGTGCCGTCGAACCGCTGCAGCTCGACATCGAACTCAAACCAGATATTGTGGATCACCCACTCCACGCCGGCTCCCGGCTGGACGTCGAGAGTGGCCAGCGAGGCGACGCTGGAGCAGGAGGCGACGGTATCGCCGACGGCGGCCCATAGTAGTCCTGAGTGCTGAGTCCTGAGTCCTGAGAATAAGACTATGGCGAGGGCCAGGAAAATATTTCTCACGTTCATTCGCTTCGCTTCGGGTTGGGAAAGGGGACAGTCCCCATTCCGGAAGGGGGACTGTCCCCCTGTTTTTTCTTGGCGAGTTCGAACAGCCCGCTCGGATAGAGATAGCCGTCCCACTCCTCGCGCGTGCATTCGTACGGCGGCGGCTGACCGCGAAACGTCCGCGCATAGCCGGTGACGACGAACTCTTCGACCGCCGCGCCTTCTTTGATCACGAATTTGATTTTATCTTCCATCGGAAACTCCTAACAGGAGCAAACAGAGGCAACAGAGTTTTCTTGAAAATGGCTCTGTTATCTCCGTTAGCTCCTGTGAAACTCCCTAGAAACCCCCCAGCTTGTCTCTGTCGAAAACTCTTTCGGGTCCGGAGACCTCTCCCGCGCTGCTCTTGGCGGACTCCGCCGGCGCCGGATCGACGCCGAGGGTGATGACGCCCTTGGCGATGTCGCGGAGTTGCGCGACCACGTCGTCGTAATCCTGGCGCACTGTTTCCGGCACGCGCTGGCGGCGCGCCCAGAGATTTTTGACTGCGATGGTCTTGCTGAATTTCTTGACGAGATCGGTGGCCGGGGTTATCGGGACCGCGTAGCGCGTGGCGATGTAGCCGTTTATCTCGGCGTCGGCGTCGGTGATCGCCTTTGAGATCTTGGTCTCGTCGGCGATGCCGAGCTTGTCATCGTCGGTGAGCTGGACGAGCTGCTGCTCGGAGAGAGCGTCGAGCAGGTCGGTTCGGGTGATGTAAGACACATTTAAAAAAGGATGAAGGCGGAAGGATGAAGGATGAAATTAATCCTTGTCTTTCCCCTTGTCCTTCCTGTTCTCATCGCCGTCCCCACTGCCCATTGGCGCCGGCGTTTTAACCGCGGCGACTCGCGTCACCACCAGCCACGGATCTTTGCGCACGGCGTCGGGAACTGTTTCAAGACGCACCGGCGTGTTGCGGTTAAACTCCAGGCCGGCGCGATGATACGTGCCGATCGGATGATGGGTTTTTAAAATCACCTCGAACATCTCACGCCCTCTTTCCCCCGCAGTGCTGAGTCCTGAGTCCGATCTCAGGACTCGTTACTCATTACTCAGCACTATTAGGTGTTGGTGACCTTCTGGCTGTAGTACCAGAGGCCATAGCCGACATTGTAGCGGGCCTCGACGCCGAACAGCCATTCGCCCTGCATGAACACCAGCTCGGCCTGGGTGTCGGTCATCTCGACCGGCACCGGTTCTTTGCGCATCTGCAAAATAAACGCGCGCACCGGAGCGCCGACATAGTCATAGTAGTAATCGTTGGCGTCGACGAGAAAGGGATCGACGACGTATTCGATGCGGGTTTTCGGCACGGTGGAGCCGGGGGCCGGATTGTTGAGTTCGTCGAACACTACCTCAAGGGCTGCCGGTATCGTCGCCTTGATGGCCAGCGATCCCATGCGCCTGATGCGCGGCAGGCCGCGGTCGGTCTTGAAGTTGCGGAAGGCCGCCAACGCCTTGAAATAGTCGACGCGGACCAACGCCGCGCTAACGCCGCCGCCGGCGAACACGTTGGCCTGGGCGCCACTGTCGCCCTCGACATGGTCCGTATCATAAAAAAATTGGCCGTCGTAACAAAGGGCCGATGCCCCCGCGACCCGCGCCGCGGAGATCAGCTCGTCGGGATGGACGCGCGCTTCGACGCCGAGCTCCTGGATGCGCGGGGTATGTAGCCCCAGCTTGTCATCCTCGAAGTCCTTGCGCTTGACGGCGATCGTGCCTTCCCAGTCTTTGTTTTTGATCAGGAAGTCGAAGCCGCGCAGCTGGTCGATGGTCTTCTTATCGATCCATTCCTTGATCCGCGCGGTAGAGCCGAGCCACTGATAGTTTTCCTCGGACGTCCCGGAGGGCGCCATCATCACCAGGCCCGGCCACGCCGGCTCGGCTTTGTCGAAACTCTCGCGATACAGCGCGTTGAAACTTTTCTGCGCCGCGATGATCGTGCTTGACGCAAACATTCCCATGTTCAGTCTCCTTTGTTTCTGCCGGCCCCGGCGAAAATTCTCGGGCTACTAGCCCAGTATTAACGAGTTAACCTTGACCTTGAGATCGTTGATTAAATTCTGCTCCGCCGAGGTATAGGTGGCGCCGGCGTTGGCGAGCACCACTCCCACGCCGGATTCCGAGATTTCGATCCACCCCTCGGTGGTCGAGATAAACTCGACGAGCCTGCCGGCCTTGACGCCGTTGGTGCCCACCGCGTCGTCGAAGGTCTGATTGTCGACTACATACATGATCGTCCCGACCATCGCCTGAGTGATCGATGAAGCGGCGAAGCGGAATGTGCCCTTGCGAACATTGACGCTGAGCGCGCCGTCGGCGCCCGCGGTATTATCGACCGTGGCGTCTGCCACGCCGACCACTTTGAGCGAAGCGGCGTCCGACGCGGAAACGAGGAAGCCGGTGGCGTTCGCGGCCACCATTGTGCCCTTGAGGATTTTGGTCGAAGCGGCGATCAGATAAGATTTCAGACCCGGCTGTTTTTCCTGGGTGATGCGGTCGGTTGTTGCGGCTGCCATCGCTAAAATCAAGCCGCCGCCGCCGAGCCAGAGATCGAGCAACGCTCCGACGATGATGCTCAGAATCAAGACGATGACCAGATAGGCGCCGAGCGCCAGGTTTCTTTTCGCTGTACCTTTCATGTGCTCTCCTTTGTGCATGGCGGCTCGGTTGATGCGCCGGCGGATTAGTGCGCCGCGTTGTACTTAACGAACGTTTCTTTGCTCACGCCCATCTGGCGATTGATCGCCTCCTGCGCGGCATCGATGTGCGCCGGATCTTTCTTGCCGCTCGGAAGTTTGCTCATGATGCTCAACACTCTTGGCCGGTGCCGGATAAAGGCCGACATCGTTTCGAAGTCCTTGCGCGCCTCGGTGAGCGCCCAGTCGCGCTCGTGCGGATAGAGCTTGCCTTCCATATCGCCGTCGCCCGCGCCGCATGCTTTATCGATGAGTGCGAGCACGTCATGCTCATGGAGCTTTTCCTCTAGGCCGCGATAGCGCTCCACCGGCACGCGGTCGCTGGGGAACTTTAACGCCATGATCGCGCCGCGCGCCTCGGATTCGCTGGCATCCTCCTTGAGATCAAGAACTTTGAGCAAGGAGAGAGGGACGGCGATTTTCGGACGGTCGGGCGGCTCCTCCTTAGCTTTGGCTGCGACGATCAGCTCGATGGCCTTGCTCTCCTCGATATCATCGGCGCTCTCGATCCCGAGGGCGGCGAAAAGTTTGGCGAGAAATTCTTTCATCGGTTTCTCCTCTGTTCTCATGGCGCTGTAGATGATGCTGCGCTCCAGATCGATCTTGAGGCCGAACTTGCGCATGGTCGCTTCGCCCAGGATGATGTCGTGCAGGCTTTCCTCGAGTATGACAAACGTGTCCATGATCGTGCGCCCGGCGGCCTTGAAGACGAGCACGGCCATGTCGGTGACCGACAGCGTGCTGCCGTCGCCGATCTTGATCGTGAACGCCTTCGGCATCTTGGTGATGGTGGCGAGCTTGGCGGCGACCGATCGCGTGACAAAAGATAAAGTCGCGCCGGTGTCGAAGAGCACTTCGACGTCGCCCTGGCCCTTGTCGCCGGAGGCGCGGACCGTGGAGACCATCGATGCCATGCGGTGTGCGCCTTGCTCTACGGCCGACCAGGCGATCTTGGCGGCCTCTTCCTCGGAAAGTTTTTGATCGTAGACGGCGGAGTTGAAGGCTTCGCGCCAGGCGGTTTGTTTTTCCTCCGGCAGTTTCTTGACCGCGTCCGGCAGCTCGGCGTTCGTCTGGTAGGGCATCGGTTAATTTCCCCGCGCGCGAAAACTTTTGAGCAGTTGCATGTGACGCGACTATGCGACGGTGTGGAAAAAGTTGCAAAAAATAGACGGGAAAGATTCGACTAGGCAGGGAAGATAGAAAGAAAATGACGGCGAAGCCGTCATCCCGAGCGAAAGCGAGGGAACTTTAAATCGCCTCGCTCTTACCGGCGTTCCCCTCGAACCCCGGGTCCGGCTTCATCACGCCGCGCGGCGCCATGAACCGATAAGCGGGATTGTCTTTGTTGCGTTCGAGGTCTCGCACGGAGACCTGCATCGTGGTGCAGCGTCAATTGAAACCGTTCTTCGGATACCAATCGTCCCAGTAGCGATCGCCGATCGGATAGGTCTTCCCGTGCTGCGCCTGGTGGGTGGCGCGATTGGGCGGCGACGGCCCGCTCGGATCGGCGTGGACGTAGCGTAAATACGGAAACGCCTCGGTCACATCGGGATCGGTGATCTGTTTCCAGCGCCCGATCTCATAGGAGTTGCCGAGGTTGGTGCGGTAAACCGTCTCCCAGTACCACGGCGTGCGCGGCGAGAGGCCGGCGCTGTCGAGCACGCTCTCGGCCTGGGCCTGAAACTCGCGCAGCGTCATCCCGTCCGACAACGCCTGGTCGATCAAATCGTTGATGGAGGATCGTATCTGATCGCTGGCGCCTGCGGCGATGGAGAACGCCTTGGCCCGCGCCGCCTCGGAGAGCCGCTGGAACTGCTGTGGCGTGAGATTCGTTTTACTGCGGAAATAATCGATCGCTTCATCGAACGGCAAAGGCTCGAACTCCGGCGTCAGAACGATCGCGGCCAGCTTCGAGGATGGAGGATGGAGGATGGAGGATGGCGTCTTTCGATCCTCGATCCTCGATCCTCGATCCTCGACCACGTCCGCGTATATTTGCGCGCGGCCGAGGAGGTGGATGTTGAAGATCGAGATGGCAAGGGGGACGTTCAAGAGTTCAAGGTTCAAGGGTTCAAGGTCGGATTTGAGACTATCGAAGGAGGAGGCGGAGCGGATGAGATCTTCAACCTGAACGCTGAAACCTGAAACCTGGTCGGCGGTTTGGCCAAGGGCCGCATCGATGACGCGAACCGCTTCCGCTTCCTCGGCGGTGGGAGATTTTTCTACTCGTCCAGATCCACTAGCCGCGAGCCGATCGGGACTTTTTTTTTAAGCTGGAGGGCGGCGAAGGGATTTACAGGCTGCGGCTGCGCGGGTGGCGTGAGGATCGGCTCATCCCCCACGCGCTCGGGGATCCCGTATTTTTTCTGCACATAGGAGAGCGGGATCGGCGCGCCCATGTCGACGAGGCTCTTATGCGTGGCCGCCAGCTCGACGAGATCTTCCGGCTCTTCGATCGGGAAATGAACCTTGGGGATTTTCTTGTCCCAGCCGCGGTTGAAACCGACCCAGGGCCACACGACCTGCTGGCGCCAGGTCTTGGCGAGCGCCCGGGCGTCGGCCCTCAATAGGTCGTCGCGCACCCGTTCGCGCGCGCTCTCATTGCCGAGCTTGCCGGGAGTGCCTTCCGTCGTGGCGGTCTGGCCGAGCACGGCCATCGTGTAAACCTTGTCGAAGTACTCCGCGGCTTTTTGGTAAAGATCGCCGGAGGTCTGCGCCATCTTGGCTTCGAGGATCTCGATCACCGTGGTGTCCGAGATCATCGCGGAGGCGTCGGTGCCGAGACCTTGCAGCGCTTCTTTCAACACCCGCTTGTCATCGTCGCCGGCGCCCGGCTGGTACTTGCCGACGCGCATCGGCTGGGCATACTTCTCTAGGAAGATGATCCAGTCCTTGATGTCGTAATTTTTGAACAGGTAATAGTACGCCAGGCCGCGCAGGAGGCCCGCGCGCTGCGCGAAGCCGGACCGGCCGAGATAGCGATGATAAACGACTTTGAAGAGCGGAATGTCGACGCCGCGGATCGGCTCGGCGTCGGTCAGCAGGCGCGGCAACTTCGGCAGCGGCGTGTCCCAGCCCGCTGAAAGCTCGGTATAGGTGAAGCGCTTCTGCGGTAGCCATTCGAAGCCGTTGATCCAGGTCTGTCCGTCCTGCATGTCCCAGTTGATCTCGACGGCGCCGACTCCCTTGCCGATGGCGTCGAGCAAATGGAGCGTCGGCTCATCGACGTCGAGCTCGTCGTGGTTCTCCCTGTAGGCTTCGGCGATTTCCTTGTCTTCGGCGGAATCGCTGGCCGGGAGGATCTCCATCTCGATCGACTGCACCGCCAGCCTGCGCGTCTGGAGCTTGGACCCGAGCATCGGGTCCTTCTCTTCCATCTCTTCAAATAGCTCGGCCTGGCGGAGAATGTCGCCGCTGTCCGCCTCGCGGAAAATCCCGGCGAGTTTCTCCGGCGTGAGCCGGACCGACGGATAGCTCGACCACTGATCGCGCACCCGCACCGTGCCGATCATGTCGGTCAACGGCCGCTTGGGCGGGGATTCTATCGGTCTGCCGTAAGGATCAAATAACATTTTGGATTTTGGATTTTCGATTTTGGATTGCGGGCCAGGCTCTCGCCCCCTTTTCATCCCTCATCCTTCATCCTTCATCCTTTCTTCCGTCATAAGGGTGTTCTCCAGTGTTCCACAGTGTCCCGAGCGCATCTTCTCCCTTTTTAGGACGTCTGACCGCAACCGACCGCCGATCGTCGCTCTGTGGCCTTCTTTGGCAGTTTCGGTCTGTTTCTGGACCGGCCCTTCAGCCCGCTTCGCTGATGTCGATGAAATATTCCTTGCCCGGTTCGAATAGATCTTCCTTGTAGGTGCCGACCTTGAGGTTTCCGCTTGGCGTTGCCTCGAAGAACTTTTTGTTTTCCTCGCTATCGCCAAAGACTGCCGAAAATTCAGCGTCGAAAAGAAACCGCTTCTCATTCTTGTCCCAGTGCCGCCGCTTGGTTACGGACTGGCAACTGTATTTGCATCTGACCATTTTATCCTCCAATCCAAAATCGAAAATCCAAAATCCAAAATTGAATCACCACGCCCCGGCCCCAAAACTCGCCTCTCTGTGCCCGACGCTTTCATATTCGGGCTTGCCGCCGGCCAGACCCTCGGCCAACGTCGCCGCCATCTCGGCGGCGTCCGGGCCGTCGTCGTGGACCGACTGCTGCTCGATATATAAAAACTGCTCGATCATGACGTCCATGTCGCCGACCTCGTTCTCCGGGCCCGAGGCGAAGACGAACGTCCCATGCTCCATCAAAGGCGAGAGCCGGAGCACGCGCGGGATCTTCGCCACGCCGTGATGATCGATCGGCACGATCGGCAGATATCTTTTGTGCACCTTGGCCTCGCGGTCGAAGTCGCGCTTTAAAAGTTTCTGAAAGCCGATGGTTTCCAGCGCGATGGATACCGGCATGAATCGCGCCTGTAAAAGAAAACACGCCTGGACCATGCCGTCGATCGAGCGCCGCCTGATGTCGGCGTGGCGCAGCGCCAGCTTGCCGCCCGACAGCGCGGCCACGGTTGCGTGGCCCTGGAAGTCGCTGGTCTCGTGCTCGCCCAGCGACGGATCGAGCGCCTGATAATTATAGAGCCTCGCCTTGTCGATCTCGGTGAACGGCACGCGCTTGATCCAGGCCTCTTTGACCTTCGCCTCGTCGTCGACCGGATTGTTTTGATACTCCTTGTTGAAAGCAATCGACCCGATCACTCTTCGGATGGAAGAAAGTTTCTTCAGGCCGAAGCGCGCCGGCCAGATCGGCACGCCAGACGTGAACTCCAACTTCTCCCCATCCCAGACCGGCTCGTCGAGCGCCTTATATATGCGCGAGAGCCACTCGGGGTTTTTCATCACCGTGGCCAGCGCGGACTTTTTGCTGAGCATGGTCCCGACCCAGTAGAGCATCATGGACTCGGGCTCCAGCGACGGGTACACCGCTTCGAGCACCCAATTGACCAGGTTCTTGATCCGCTGCGGGTTGCGCTGCATCTCGTCGTCTTCCGGATCATCGACGACGACCAGGTCGGGGCGATACGGGCCGTGCTTTTCCCCGCGGATGCGCTGCTCGATGCCGCGCGCCCAGAAGCGCGTGCCGTCCTTGGTGACGAAATTGCCGTAGGTCCAGGGTTCGGACCTTTGATCGCCGAAGTCATGGATGAGGCGCTGGTTGCAGTCCAGCTCGGTGCGGATCGATGCCGTCATGCCGCGCGCCAGGGACTCGTCGTTGCCGATCAAGATGACGAATTTCTTTTCTTTATAGAGCGCTTTTTTGAGCGGGCGGGCGAACGTCGTGCGGGTCGACTTGGCATGGTTGCGCGGCGCCGCGATCGCTACCGGACGGCCAAGCTCTTCGCCGGTCTCGGTCAGCTCCTCCATGTCGCGGTGAAAGGTGGGCGATGCGCTCTTAAAATAATGCGGCAGATAGGTCTCGTTGAAAAAGTCCTGATCTTCCCGCGCGCGGCGCACCCGCGCCTCTTGCTTCTCCTTGGTGTCCCCTTCGAACGGGGAGACCTCGCGCCGGATCGTCTCGCGCAGAGACTCCAGCTCTTGGTCGAACTGCTTCTGGGTTAATTTCTTCTTGCGTTTGTCGCCGAAAAACATCAGTCGCTCCGCTCACGCAAAGCGCAGGGCGCACAGGGCAAGGCGTCCGGACGCTCTGCGCTCTGCGCTTTGCTCTTTGCGCTTTGCTTTCATCCCGCCTCTTTCACGCTGTCGGCAAATCCGCGGATGTGCGGCTCGAGGTGGCGCAGCGCGTCCGCGTCCCTCTGCTTCAGATAATCGATCAGCCCGCTCATCCATTTGATAAAGCGGCCGGCCTCGTCGGTCTCCCGCCGCGCCTTTCTTCCCGTCGGCATCACTTGGAGCAGCCGCGTCGCCGCGAAAATGTCCTGGGAGTGGCCGCTCTTGAGCGCCCGCTGCACCGTGTTGAGCTTGAGCTTATGGACGTCGGTGGTGAGCTGGAGATACTGGCGCTCGAACTCTTTCTGCGCCTCGACCCACTTGCCCTCGCCGCCCCATTTTTTTAATTGCGAGACCGAGACTCCGGTCTCCTCCCCCACCTCGTCGAATGTCACCCCGTCCTCGACGAACAACTGGCGGGCGCGCGCCTTGTCTTCGATCCCGTAACTCATTCGTCCTCTGGACCGCTATAGAGTCCGACGCCCGGAATCTTTTCGTCCGATTGCAATGCCCGCACGCCCCGCGCGGTGATCCGCGCGCTGTAGCGGTAGGGCGCGTTGTTGCCGTCCTTTTTAATCTCTGCAGCGGCGATCTCCGCGTCCGCCAAATAGATCAGATAGTCGATCAGGTCCGGCTCGCTCAGCGGATAGCCCTGGTCGCGCAGGATTTTTCTCAAGACCGGCAGCTCGACCCACCCCCCGGATCTGGCCCGGCGCTCCCGGCGCTCAGCCCATAGGATGGTCAGGATGATCCAGCGGATCTGCCGGCTATGTGTCGCCTCTTGAGACATCGGAAACTTTCTCCTCGATATTTTTTAGCCGCTCGGCGAACACGGCGATGTTGAGGTTCATGTCGTCGAGAGAGCTTTTAATGTCGTCCAACTTGCCCGACTGCCCGCTCATCACGCGCATCTGCTCGGCGACCGCCGTCATGGCCAGGGCTTGATGCTGCAAAGCGGCGATCAGGCGCGGCGCGAAATAAACGACGCAGCCAAGCGTCACGAGAAAGCCGAGCATCCCCACCGCCTGGGTCTCGATGAGTTTAACGCCCCAGGGCGGGATATCGTCCAGCGCTTTGAGCACCGCGAAAGTGGCGATGGAGCTGCCGATCACCGCCGCCGGCGCGGCGAATCGGCCCAGAGATTTGGCCTCATCTTTCAGGGATGAATCCTCCAATTGAACAAGAGCAAACGGAGTAGGGGCGGGTTTGAAACCCGCCCTTACAAAAACTTCTCTGTTTTCTCTGTTGCCTCCTGTGAAGAAGTATCATTGCTTAGCGATCGCCGCGCGCAGACCCATCACCGCCGCGCCGCCCATCGCCAGCTTGAACGCCTCATCCGCGCTCTGATAGCCCAGCGCGAAACCGAGGACCGCATAAACGATCATCGCGCCGCCGGCGAAGTAGCTTTTTTTGCCGTCGAAAAAATCTTTCATAGTGGCGCACCTTCCTTCTTCACTCCCGGCTCGGCCGGCTTGACCGCAGGTTTCGGCGGCCCCTCGATCTTACTCGGGGCAGGCGGCGGCGTTACGGTAAAACCCTGGCCGGCAAGGACGGCGATAGCCTGGACAATCGCCGCGTTCGTTTGCTCGTCGGTATTGCGCTCCCAGTTGACATAGCCGAGAGTCACCGGACCCCAGGGAGAGATCAGCGTGATCCCGACGCCGGTGACACGAACCTTTTGATCCCAAAACGATCTGGCCGGCGCATTGCCACTCGAGTCTTTTTTATAGATCGTCGGCGCCATGAAAGAGCAGCCGGAGATGGCAACCGCAAAGAACACAAAAGCGTAGGGGCGCACCTGCGTGTGCGCACTGCGAACTTCTTGTTTCACAATTGAATCCTCCTGAGCCATCCTCTGAGAAAAGTTTTTACCTGGCCGAGCCGCTCTCTCACCAGCTTGATCGCCTCGCCCTCGAAGCCGAGGCCGAACAGAAAAGTTTGCAGCTCCAGGCCGTTCATCAATTTGATCAGCGCGTCCTTATATGGATAGGCGTTGAGCGCGCCGATCGTCTGCGGCCCCATGATGCCATCGTATTTAATATCGACGCCGAGCAGGATGAGGGCGGCCTGGGCGATCTTGGCGGCGCGCCTCATCGAGCTGCCCGGCGCGTCGAGAATCACCGAGCTCTCGAACAGCTCGAAGGCGAGCCTCTCGTCGCGCAGCGCGTCGAGCAACATGCAATCCCAGTAGTCGCGCTTGTATAGAAACTGCGCGCGCTCCCAGGTGAGGTTGAAGATGTCCTCGTCGGGATAGGCGAGCTTGGAGATGCCGAACTTGGTTTGGCGGCCGGGATCGCCCGGGTGATCGCCCCAGCCGCCCTCAAGCTCTTTCAGCGCGGCAACACTTCTGAGATAAGCGGCGGAGTAGTTCATAGATGCTTCGCCTTCGGGTTGCCGTCGGCGTCCAGCTCGATCGACGCGGCGCAGTGTTTTCTATCGAGACGATCCAGCGCCCAGCACAGCGGCCGCGCCAGCGCCTCGGCCAGCCGATCCTCGCCGCGATGATCTGCGTTGACGCGCACCATCGCCCGCCCGAGACGTGACGAGATGGTCTCATCGGCCTTACCGCCGGCCAGTGTGTTGCCGAGTTGATCGATGGCGATCAAAAGGTTGCGGAAATAATTTTTCGCGGGCATATGTCGCGACTATGCGGCGGTGTGGGAAAAGTTGCAAAAAATAGACGGGAAAGAATCGGTTAAACAGGGAAGCTAGAAGAAAAATGGCCGCGAAGCCGTCATCCCGAGCGGATGCGAGGGACCTATCGCTATGTCGCCGCGCGCTCCTCGGCGAGGAGCCGATACCATGTTACGAAACGCTCGCGCGGAATGCGCAACTGTCGGCCGACCCGCAGCGACGGGATCTCGCCCTGATCGATCAGCTCATAGATCGTTGCGGTGGACACGTCGAGAAATTTTGCGATCTCGGCGGGCCGCAAGTTGGGCTTGGGGGGCAGGGGCGGAAAGGGGTCAGGAGCCTTTCCGGTCAGGGCTCCTGACCCCTTCTCGGTGGCGGTTTGAGTTTCCAAAACTACACTAAAATACAACAGAGCGGGGGAAAAGCAAAGCGGAAAGCGAAAGCGAAAGCGAAAGCTTTCGTCCCGAGCGCAGCGAGGGACCTTATCGATTGAGCGCAGAGCAGGGAGCATGGAGCGGGGAGCAGGGAGCAGGCGTCTGTCACGCTGAAACGTATATATATGGATAGGGATCAGGGCGAAAATAAGTCCTGAGTGCTGAGTCCTGAGTCCTGAGTCCTGAGTCCTGAGCGCTGCATCATTTTTTGCCGCGGTCGCTCACCAGAAAGATCGCGATGACCGCCAGGCCGCCGATCACGAGCGCCAAAATTATCCACGGATCGAAATCCCAAACCCACATAGCTAGCCCTCCGACGTATCAGGATATCGTCAACATGAACGTTCGGCCTTTCGTCTCCCGGATGATGCGGCCGTGGGCCGCGGCAAAATAGAGCGCGTAGGAAAGCGTGCTCTTGCTGATTTGGGGTAAGCGTTTATACAGTTCTGTTTGTAAGATGCCTGGCGAACTTTGGATAACAGGCAGGATCGCGTTGCAAGTATTGAGAAACAGCGGATCGGTCTTGGCGAACTCGCCATACTCGTTTTCGGCCTCTTGCAATTCAGATTCCAAGGCCCCGCCGCGGATTTTGTTCTGCTGCTTTACGCACTCCACCCATTTCAAAAAAGACATCCTGGCAAAATCGAAATTGCGCTCAATCGATGACCGATGGGCGTTGTCCCGATGATGAGCGATCTCCCTTACACGGTCGGGTGACATGCCGCTGTTTTTCATGGTCCCCTTATATTCATCGGAGATCTCTTGCCACCAGCTTGCCGATGTTGAAGTCAAACCCGTTATCTGGGACTGGGAACTCGAACCGGCGGTTATCCGAAACGTGACGGCCGTCGCGTTGCAGAGATGTTTCTGATTCGCTGCTCACTGTGCAGATACAGCCGAGACCGTTGGGAGGCAACCAGATATCCCAAAATAAATGGGCGAGTGGGAAAACTAGCGAAGATTTTTCGATGTGGCTCGACCTAGAATCGGGTAAGCGGGTACATACGTATCGAACATAAGGGAAAGCCCCGGTGACATCGGGATCGGTCATTTGCAACCAACGTTCGGCTGCATAGCTGAACTTTGAGATCAAGTCGGCAAATGCGGCCTCTGGCCCCAACTCTCTCAATACCCGGGAGGTTTTTTCTTCCTCTCTCAAAGCCGGGGCCCGACCGCCCCGAGGTCCGATCGGACATGTTGCTCGGAGATGTTCGAGCTGTTGCTTGTGGTCTTCGGTGGCAATTTTGAATAACCCTCTTGCCCTGAGAATCTCCAAGACGCGGCTTTCGACGGCCATGCTCAATCAGTCTCCCGGCGGCCGGGCGCCATTATTTTGTCGTCAGACGACGTTGCTGCGCCAATAGAAGCCTTAGGCTACGATGAAGCTCCGCGCGCAGTTTGTCGTCTCCTCGCAGTAAGATTTTTTCGACAGCCGCGCGCAGCTTGCGTTTTTGACTTGCGCGCACGGTTTGATAAAGAGCAAAACGCGATCCATCGGACAATCTCTCCCAACTGCGCATTCGGCGCGCCAAGCCTACCTGGCGCTATGTAAAAATTACCCCCCCGGCTCCCTTTTTTTCCGCGCCAACAACTCGAGCAAAAGATCGAGCTGGCCCGCGAGATGATTGAGTATCTTATCATCGTTCGATCCGAGCAGCTCCTCAAACATGTTCCTGCTCTCTCGATCGCGCGTGCGTGAATCTCGATAATCGGCCGGCGTCTCGGCGTCCGTGTCAGCCTCAATAGAGCCTACCTTATATATAGCGGCTTGGCCGGTCCTCAAGTAATCCTCGCTGCCTTTAAACTCCCGATAGATGTTGAGCAGCACGGCCGGCGATGGCCTCGAGTCTCCCAGCTCAATTTTGGAAATGTTATCCGCCCCACAGCCCACCCGTTTGCCAAAAGCTCCCTGACTTAGGCCCTCATGTTTCCTAAGTTGGCGCAGCCTTTTGCCAAAATCCGAATCATTAGAGTTTCTACTTGACATGATTCTAATAATTCGGTAATCTCCCCCTCAACGAGTTTACTAAAGCGGTTTATACGCCATGAAGCCTACCTCGGTCAACATCTACCTCCTCCAGCAGCGGGTCACCCAGAAGCAGCTCGCGGAGACGCTCGGTTTAGACAAAAGCACGATCTCGCTGCTGCTCGCCGGCAAGCTCCGGCTCGAAGCGCGGCTCGATCAGATCGCGAAGCACCTGGGGATCACCCGGCGCCGGCTGGACAGCCTCATCGCCGCGAACGGCGGAAAGAAAGCGAGGGCGGCGTGAGGGGCGGGGGGAATGATGGGCGACAGGAGACCGGGGACCGGCGACCGAGGACCGACGACCGGCGACCGAAGCTCCAGTCTCCAGTCTCCGGTCCCCAGTCCGCTGTCCCGGATATCCCCCTGGCGAGGTGCATGGGGGTGCTGCGCAGCTACCGCGCCAATGGCCAGGACGGTCTCTTCGAGGATCATCTGCTGTGGATGCTGCAAAACTTTCGTTGGAATGACGACGGCGGGTTCTTAATTACTCAAGACGCCGCCTGACGGCGGCCAAGGAGGTTCCCATGAAACGCACTTTGCTTCTTCCCAGGAGGCAACAGAGTAAACAGAGAAGTTTTTGTAAGGGCGGGGTTCAAACCCGCCCCTACTCCGTTTGCTCCTGTTCGATTCTAGCTCTGGCGGTTTTTGTCTTTTGGTTTTTCTACTTCGATCCGGAAACTAACTTCACGACCCGGCTCGGGCCGTTCGCGACCAGGACTCAGTGCGCGGCGTTCCGCGACGATCTGAAAGCGGCCGCGTCGCCGGCGCTGTATTTCTCCGCGTGCTGGGTGTCCGACTGATGAGCCTATTCACCACGAAGATCACCCTTCGACTGAACTCAGGGCAGGCTCCGGACACGAAGGTAAGAGAATGAGAGTTTCCTTTCGTCCGTTCCAGAATTCCATCGGGGTGGTCTTTCCCGTCGCGCCGATCGCGATCGCGCTCCAATGCGCGAAGATCGGCTGCGCGATGAAGCATTGGATACCGACGGCGCCGATACCGATGCAGTTTTTTATCAGCGTGCCCGAGGGAATCGGAAAGGGGTCAGGAGCGGATAACGGGTCAGCGGATAAGGGGTCAGGAGCTGTGACCGGAAAAGCTCCTGACCCGTTATCCGCTCCTGACCCCTTATCCGCTGACCCCCTTCTGCTCTTGAACTGGTTTACCGATCACCAGATCGACGTGCTCGACGAGATCACGGCGTGGATGATCCGCCCGATAAACCTCAACTGATTTTTCACCACGAAGGCATGGTTCGACCTTGCTACCCACAGGCTCCGGAACGGAGGGAAGAAGAAGATGGCACTGGACCTACGCGAAGTAGAAAAACTGATCCGCACCGAAGAGAACCCTGTGGAGCTGTCGCGCAAGCTCAGGGAGATGATCGAGTCGGCGCACCCGGCGCCGGTCTTCAAGATCGGAGAAGAGATGGCTATGTATGAGTTCGAGCGGCTTTTTAAAAAAAAGATTTGCAAGGGCAATGAAACGACCTATCAGCAATGGCGGGTGAGGATCAAGGGAGAGATCGATGGCGAAGTGTGTCTCGGCATCGGTGTCTATTTACCGCCGCTGCTCAAGGGCGAGCTGGGTCTCGATGGAAAGCCGGGGGGATTGAACGGAGGCGAAGCCGATTGAACGGTTTGAACGATTTGAACGGCGCTCCCCGCGAGCGGCCCACTACTGTGAATGCGGCCGGGCGATCCGGGTGCGCAAGGCAAGAAATCCGCGCAACTCGGCCAACTGGAACTCCTGGAAGCCGACCAAGGATCACGACCTCTGCGACCGCTGTTGGCGCAAGGCGCTGGCCCGTAACCATGCAGAATTACGCCGGTAAGGGCATAAATTAGCCGTGCAATTTTTGAGATTTGAAGCATGGGCAAGCTGATCAAACTGGACATCGAGCGCGTCACGCGCCGGGCCGACGAGAGCATTATCGTCGAGCAGGCGGTCGCGTTCAACTCCGGCCTGGCGCTGCTGTCCTTGATGCAGCGGGGCGGGCGGCCGGCCCTGCTGGTGCGGCTGCGCTCGATCTGGGAGAGCTACCCCGCCGATACTTTCGAGCATGTGCTCGGCTGGATATTTTTCCTCCGGCTCCGCCTCTGGGAGATCCGTCTGGCCAAGGCGGCGACCAAGATCCCCGGCATCTACGAGCTTTTCGGCCGCTCGCCGATCACCCACTGGTTTCAATCGCTGTCGCTGCGCGAGATCGATCTCGTGGACGATCCTGTCGCCGCGTTCGGCGCGTCGGTCGACGAGCTGGAGGAGCGCGGCATCCGCATGTTTCGCGAGCATCTGCAACGATGGCGGCAAACGAGAATAAAAGGAGCGGCGTGATGCGGGGAAAACAAAACGGGACTGAGATCGAGGCATTGAACGCGGGGCTGGCGGTCGGCGCGGGCGAGGATTATTTCCCGCCGGACGTAGAGATCGAGCTGCTGAGAAAAACCGTCGATGAACTGATCGCGCTCGGCCGATTGGGGGAACGGGTAAAAGATGCGACCCGCATTCGTAACGGCTGGGTCTGGATGATGCTGCGGCGCAAAGTCGGCCACGGCAATTTCAAAAAAACCGTCGAGGCGCACAAGCTTAAGTACTTCGAGGTCTGGCAGGACATGTGTTACGCCCGCGCGGTGCAGCGCTTCCCCGGACTGACCGGCAAGATCGCCGGGCGGGCCATCAGCCACGTGCTCTCTCTCACCGCGCCGCAGATCAATAAGATCGAGGAGCAAATCACCGGCATCCCCGCCGAGGCGGCGAAAAAACTCACCCGCTCCTGGATCGAAAAAGAATACCGCAAGATCCAGGGGGAGAAACAAAAGCCGCGCAAGCCACGCCCGCCCATCGATCTTCCCGACGACGAGAAGTGGGACGCGTTTAGTAAAATAATCGTCGAGGCCATCGATGCCCTGGGGAGAATCTCCGTCGCTGAGATCGACCCGGCCTGGTACGACCACATCTTCAAATACAAGCTCACCGAGAAGCTCGGCAAGGTCTACGGCGCGGCGATCGAGAAGCTCCATCCGATCGATGAGGTCATGAAGCGCGCGCAGATCGTCCATGCGCCGGGATACGGAGCGCGCAGCTAAGATGCGCATAGGGATCGATACGCGGGAAATTATTCTAGGCTCGCTGGCGGGCAAGGAAGGCGTGGAAGCAAAAACCATCATCGGCGATCTGGCCGAGCGTTTCGGACTCTCGCGCGG